ATTGGCATCCAAGTATGGACTTGCAACAACTCGCAACTGCCGAGCACCGCCGCGACCGTAAAGGTTCGAGACGCCGCTATTCTTTTCGCTCTCGACCGATGCCGTCGAATTGACAAGCTCCAATGCAGTCCCGGCGTAAGCCAAAGGCACTAAGAGGATTGACGGGGTAAGCCCGAGGAAGACGTCGCTGTTAAGCCCCTTCTGCTTACCCATTACCTCAAAGGCTTTGTCGAGGGTCGTCTTGCTTGGAGCCGCTGCACCGCCCGAGAGGTTAGTCCCAGAGGCGTGCGATGCCGAGAAAAGAGCCACACCGTCGGGCATGGTCGGGTTTGACAGGAATACGTCATAGATCGCCTTTTCTTGCGTCCTACGAGCCGCCGATCCGTGCATCGCTGGGATGCGGGACAGGGCATCGAGGTCATCGTTAATGACCGTCTCCCAAGTCACGGTAAATTCCTTACCGTACTTCTCAACCTTGTAGCTCTTGCGTTGATCGACAACCTTACCCTCTGGGTAGTCCTTGCCTTCGGGAACTACTTCGAGATTTGGCGATTCGCCAAGGCTGATGCGGTTGATGTTTTTGAAGTCGTCAACCGACTGAGCTTGTCGCACCCATTGGTCCCAAGTGTATGGGGCCTCGACGTAAGACGCCGTGAGGGTCTTGCTGGCTGCATCCAAAAGCAGACTGGAGAACGATCCGCTTGTGTGGTAAACGTCATTCGATCGACGGATATTGAATCGATCCATCACCCCTTGGTGACCCATCGCGATACGCACAACATCGCCTTTGTTGTGTCGCTCTGGATTGACGCCCATTCGCCGAACGCAAGCCTCAGCAAGCCGGTAGAGCCCAAGATTGCGGAAGTGTTCCGCGCCTTGGACTTCAGGAGCCTTTTGAGTCTTGATCTGACCTTCCCAGCATCGCTTTACCAATCCCGCCGAAGCTTGAGCCATAAACTTGTCATGCTCGCTTTCGGTAACGCTAAAACTGGAGCCCTCGACGGCCCCGCCTAGTGGTTGAGAAGCCATCTTTCGGATGATCCTTTCTTGAGCGATTTCAACAGTCACGGATGGATCGTCAACCAAAGCGTCTGCGAAACTTCGCTCAAGCTTCGCAAGCGTACAATGAGCAACGATAGTTTTGCGTCGGTCGGCGTCGGCCTTTAGTTGTCTTGCAACTTCGGCTTCGACTTTCTTTTCGGTGTCTTCGGCTGGCTCGACATGCTCAGCCCGCATGGTCTCTTCGGGTTCTTTTTCCATGCCTGCCATCGATTCGACTTGGCCCATCGGAGCCGCGTCAGAACCGGCCTGGCCTGCCGCCTTGCCTGCGAGGTAAACAATGATCTGCATTGGATCGGTCATGCCTTCTGGCAACCCGAGCCCCTTGAGAGTTGCCAAAAGCGACTCGTCCATACGTTCAACCCTTTCCTGGTCATAAGACCTGCGAACAGTAGAATTCGGATCCGCGCCCGTTGCACAGATCGAAGCGTTATGCGGTTCCCATGCGGTAACAATTTCCGCTGGACCCTCAATCACCTTGCCTTGTCGGGTGGTGTACGTTTGGCCCTCTCGAACGAATTGACGCTCAAGAATCTGGGCATCAATCGAGAAGTCATTTAGGTGTCCTTCGGTGTATCTGGTTGCGACAGTCTGCGAGTCTGGATCGCTTGCGAAATCAGGAGAGCCTAGAAGCTCATCGCCCTCGATTACGATATTGCGAATCGAGCCAAAGACGTTGCGTACTGTCTTGTCGTTGTGGCTGTCGACAATAGGCAATTGCTTTTTATCGTTGCGAAACCGGACGCCATCCATGAGCAATACTTGCTTGATCCACCCGCGATCCTGATCGTAGATGTCAATTGGCGTTTCGGTCGCAATCACCGCTCGGCCATCCTTCACAGTCCCGAATTGGCGAACGATTGAGCCGCCCTCGATGGGCTTGGTTTGGCGTCTTGCGTCGAGTTCTTTGCGTCGCTTGATTAGGTCTTGCTTGTTCATGCTTGCACCTCAGCCGGTAGCGCGTCCACTGATCCGTCTTTTGCGTCGTCAATTAGGGCCTGTACGCTCGCTTCGCTCATGCCGACCGACGATAGGAACACCTTTGCCGCCGCTTCGCTAATCGCCCCGCTAGCTAGCTCGTTGAGGGTCTTGTCGATGGCTTTGCGGTTTCGGTTGAATTGAAGCGTTGAGAGCCCCATCATTTCGCCGCTGCCGGTCGCTGGTTGGGTCTCTGCCGCCCCTTGGGTCTGAGCCGCCGAAATTGCTAGCTGCGTTTGTTCTGGAGTCTGCAAGCCAAGCTTTTTGAGCAATCGGTTTTCCTTGGCCCGCTGGTACATTACCTTGCGGAAATTTTGGCCTTGAGCCCCAAGAACATCCGCGTAAGTCGCGGTAAACGAATTGATGGCCGATTCGCTAGTCTGTTGCTCGACCGCCGGATCGACCCATTCCCACTTCGGCGTCTGCCATTCAACCGGGGTAAACCGCCTGCGATCGCTCAATAGGTCGATAGGCGACGGGAAACCGTCCAGGCTGGTTCGAGTCGCTGCATCGCAAAAGCGATCCCAAACGGGCTGTAGGAGGTGCCGAATGATGTATTTCTGAATGATCCGAAACCGCCGCCGATCTTCGAGTTGGCTGGTACGGCTGGAACTGTAAGAGGTCTGCGAATAGTCCCGAGCCACAACCTCATAGGATAGCCCGGTCCCAACCGCGATCCCTCGCAAGATTACCTTGGTCCATTCGCCCGCCGAAGTGTTTGGCCGCGTTGGGTTGATAATGTCAACCGACTCGCCTGGGTTGAGATCGAAGATTAGGCCCGGCTCGATGTACCGCTCTCGATTGCCTGCCTTGTCGATTCCGCTGCCGGTATCTGGATCGGACAGACTGCCTAATGGCGTTTCGGTCTTGATTGCCGCCGTGAAACAGGATGCAATAGCCGAGGCTTGTAGCTCATTGTCGAGATACGTTCCGAGGTCTCTGATCGACGCCAACGCTGGAGCAAACCAAGTGACGCCCCGCGTTTGACCGACTCGATCTTGCCTGAATAGGTGGATAATCTCCCGGGCTGGGATTTCCTTTGGCGTTCGGCTTACCGCGTAGGGTTGCAAGGGGTGATCGTCATAGATCATATAGGCAAGGGGCTTGCCCGATTCATCAACTTTGATGCCGCGAATAACCCGCGTACCATCGCCGCGATCGATGCCCATCGTGTAGGTGTCTCGATCGGTCGCTAGCCTGTCGGCCTCGATGATCTCAAGAGCCATTGGAATCGGTCGAGAGATTCCCCGGTATTCCGTCGAGGGTAGATTGACGATGCGGATTAGCACCTCGCCCGCTTCGACCATTTCTCGAAGGGCGATAATCTGGATTTCTTCGAGAGTCAAACGCCCGTTAATGTCCGCGACTTCGGACCATTCCGACCAAGCCTTGTCGCGCAGGTCGTTAATGTCCTCGATGTCGTCCCCTTCGGGAGTCTCGAACGTCGATTGGGCCTGGATGCCTGCGCCGACAACGGAAGAGACGATCGTATCAACAACGCCCCAAGCGTAGGAATTATCTCGGACCAATCGCCTTGCCTCTGCCCTAAGTCGATCAGCCCCGAATGGGCCCATCAATTCTTGGTCGGCTGGTAGGTTTTTCGGATGTCTGTTGCTCGACACCCGCGACGGTTCGGCCCCTTGGTAGGATCTGGCAAGGGCCTTGCGTGCCGCTTGCCGTCGCAATCCTGCGATGGGGCTAACTGCCGAGACTACCGAATCGATAAATCGAGTAATCATCGACGGCCCCCCACGATTCTGCCGAGGGAGATGCCGCCCGATCCGCTTTCACGCTGGACTTGCTTTAGAAGTGACTTCCTTTGCTCCATCAAGCTATCAAACTTGATTTTCGTGACACTTCGAGAGCCAATAGAATACTGCTCAGCCCCTGCTTCTATGAGGGCTTCAAGTTGTTTGTCGACTAATGCTAGAAGGCTTTGCGCTGATGCCATGCGTCAATCGTTGCATGGCTTGCGGTTGCTTGGTAGATGCCTGTACTATTCCATTAGTACACTGGTACAAATTATTTACGCTCTTGCGTCCAGGTATGCCCGCAATAGGAGCATCGGCAATAGCGCACCTTGGCCTTGGTGCAATAGACCCGGCTGTAGCTTTTGCCGATCGGCCGGCGCGATTCGCATAGCGTGCAGGGCCTTGCCTCGTCTTCGCGGGGAATGGGCGTTTCGCTAGCTTCCTTCATCGCCTGCATGTGGATTCTTGCCGATGAGTAGTTGGGGCTTTCGTAATCTGGTAGGTCGGCAGGAACTCCTAGCGACTCGGCCATCTTGCTAATAGCACCCTGGCTGAATTCCTGATGCGTTTGCGTCGGCTCTTGAGGTTGAATTGGCTGGATGTCAACCCGAGGATCTACCCATTCCCGCTTGCCTGTTTGCTGCTTTGGTTTCTTTGCCATACTACCCTCTTCTTTTGGGAATCCATCCACCTTGTCGCTGCCTGAATCGTTGCTGCCCGTGCCTGTAGGCTTGCTGGACAGGCTTGGCTTGTTTCGGCTCATCGCCTATGTGCTTTGGAGCTACCTCGATTTCGCTTGGGGCGATTAGCTTGACCCCGCAGGCTTCGGAGCCCGCCGCCGCCATGTAGGTTGCATCGAGCCAATGGTTGTTCGAGTCTCGGACGTTCCAATAAGTTTTAGTCCCTTTGCCCTCAGTAAACTTGGTGACTAACTCTTCGGCTGCAATATGCTGCGCGTACTGGGAATGCCGCTTTTCGTCTTCAAGCGAAAAGACCGAAAGCGACCCGCGCCGAAGCATGTTCGATTCGTCAAACGTCGGCGTTAGGAATCGCTCATGGATGAACTGTTTCCAGTAGCTTGTATCTAGCTCGTAGAGCCAAACATTCGACGACGGAAGCTTTTGTGCGTGAAGGTTAGCCCCTGCGATTGTTACCGAACTGGACTTGGCTTTCCTGTGGTACGGGTCTTGCCCCTTCGATGGATGGAAGATACCGCCGACTTCGCGACAGAATGAGTATGCCGCGTTGGTAAACGCCCCTGAATCAACTAGGCAAAAGTCGATCGGCCGCCGCGTTCCGGTTGTGTCGATGAATTCTTTTTGAAGTAGCTCATCCCGAAGCGATAGCAAGGCTTGGTAAATCATCGGCTCGCTAGCCTCGTGATCCATGCTCTTGTCGGTCCCGTAGACCTGCTGGAATCCGTAGTCTGCTACAACGCCCCCGGCGCCGTGCCACCATGCCGTCACAACCCAATGGAGCGTGTACTTGCCCAAGTCGATCGCCGCTGTCAGTGCAACGGTATTGGCCGGTAGTTGCCTTCGGACCAAGCCGCTTATCCTCGACTCGACAAGAGCCGGGGTAATGCCCAAGCCCATTGGCCCGGCTTCTTCTGGTGGGTCGTTGTCGTCTTCGGTCGATACCGCCTTTTGGCCACGGTCGGCTACCCGGTTGAAATAGCTGTGGACTGCAGATAGCTCCATCGGTTCGCCGTCGCTATGGGTCTTTCGGGAATAGCTGGCCTGATTGCTTACCACGGCCCCGCGTTCGATCTCGGCTTGATTGTCACGCCAAAAACAAAAAGCCTCCCTGGCGTCTGGGTCGGCGGCTTTTCGTCCTTTGCGAAGGTCGATGTACTGTTCAATCAAGTCCATTCGATCCGGCTTCGTAACGAGCTTGCGGTATCGCTTGCCCCTCCAAGATGGTTTCTGCCGCGGGTCGGTGTACTTAAAGGCAATACACTTGCGATTCTGAATCGTGCAAAGCATTACCCGAGGGATCCGCTCGGAGGACTGCCCTAAGCCGCCGATGTCTTGCTCGATGATTTCCTCATTCTTGGCAATCATTGTTTCGCTGGCCGCCGCTTCCCGGTCTTCGATGTCGTCGAGGATCGCAAGCGTCGGCCGAGCCGACCGGAACTTGGTGCCGCGAATGGCCCCATCGATACCCAGGGAGTAGAACACTTGCCCCTTGCTACACGGCTCGATCTCTTTGGGCCAATCGGGAATCTGAGCCCGGTTGATCGTAGGGAAGACAAAAAATTCCGGCCCGATAACAATGTTGGTCGATTGCCCTCCGCAAGTCTGCATTCGGCCGCGGCTTGACCAACCGCCAACGGCTTGAAACGGGATCCCGATTTCAGGATAGTCCGCGATGAACAAATCGTTTTGCTGCAATTGCTCAACTAGGTCACGCACTTCCTTTTTGGCCTTGTCGGCGTTCTTGCCAATAACGACGGGAAACGTAGATAGTCCCCGGACCATCAAGAACAACGCAACGCGAATAGCTAACGTCGTTTTACCTTCGCCCCGAGGCCCTGCGATACCTTGGTCCCCGCCGTACTTGGCCGCGTCGATAATCGATTCGATCATGGCTAGCCGGTCGGAGGTCCAGGCTTCGAAGAACTGGGATCCAAAGTAGGTCGATAGCCAAAGAGAGCAATCAGATTCGGCTTTGAGACGCCTAGAGGGGTCTAGCGGGGGTAGGATGGAAATATCCCGTTGGCTAGCCCGTTTCTTGGCCATCAAGTCGCGTTGGTATGCTCGACGGTCGCCCTTAATCGGCTCGGCTTGCGATGCCGTTTTCGGATGCAAGCTTGCTAAGCTCTGTAGCTGGGATAGATCTAAGGAGTTCAAGAAATCGTAATCGTTGCTCATTCTCTTTTGCCTCCCGCTTCGCGTCGAGTTCTTCGCGTTTGCAATCTATGGCATCCGCTGCGAGAAGCACCTTGGCCGCATCGATCGCCAAATCTGGATCGGTCAAGCATTGCATTAGGGCTTGTTTGATCGCCTCTTTGTCGACGTTCCATTTTTCCTTTAAGGCTCGATTGACCAAGCGTAAATCCTTCGATGTCTTGATCTCCAAGCAAACCGCCCCCTACCCCGCGAAACCGCTTGCTAACGTGCTAACTTTCATCTGAAATCCTGGGCTAATGATCTGCGTATTGAAACGCCGAGCCTCTGGAAGTACCTTTCGACTAGGGGGGCCTATCACGTTTGTTTCTCCTGCCATTCCGCATTTTTCCCGCTCTTGATCCTGGTAATCTCAACGCCTGCGCCGCTGACAATCTCGACCGACCATTCGTACCATCCAGGCCTGAGCTCTCCTGTAACGGTCTTAGAGACGTCAAAATCGAGGTGAACATTGCCGCCTGTTGCATCGGTCACGGTTCCGGTAGCGATGAATTCGTTGACGCCCTCATCATCCTCATACCGCATGCCGAAACGAGCCGTTGATGTGGCAATAACGTAGCCGCTAGGCAACTCCACAGTCCACCTAAACCGCCGCCCGTTAGCCGCTAGGTAATCATCGCCGATAATCAATGGGCTTGTCAGTTGGCCTGTTGCCGTCACTGGGGTTGATACGTTGACCGTCCCGCCTGCCGTAATCAACGCCGTCTTATCCCTGATTGTGTCCAATATCCCGCTCGATGGGTCCAGGATATCGCCAGCCGAATTGAATCCGAGGATCGTTCTAAATGCTGTCCGCTCATTCGTGTTCCAATCCGTCCCACCGCCACCTCCTGCAACCATCGAAACGGCGATCGTATCGAAACGGAATTGCCCCGCTCCATCGGATTCGATCATGCTATCGAGCCTGCTAAGGGCCTGAGTAGCTGCCACCGCTGTTGCAATCTCAGTAGCCGCATCGCTTGCCAGCCCCGCCGCAGTTAGCCAATTGGACGAGAATGCCGCCGAAGTTATCACGCCTGCCTGTAGTGCGTGAATGTCCGCTGCAACATGCCCGGATCCCGCGCCAGTCACCTGCACTGATCGGTTGTTGTTGTTTGAAATCAAGATGTACTTACCGAAGCTATCGGCAACCCAGGTCGTCGTCGTCAATGCGTTCCAAACGGCCTGACTGATCGGCGTGTACAGGTCGTTGGCCTGAAGTGCGTTAGCCCCAAGTTCCGCGATCGCCCCGCCAGCCGTGATACCAAGACTTCCGAAGTTGGCAGGGAACGCCACAATCAAATCCGTCTTGTTTTTGATCGCTATCACCTCGGTATCGATAAAATCATCGATCGTATCAACGCTGGTTTGCGTTGCTCGGCTTCCGATTGTTGCATCGATTCGCGATAACCCAAACGCCGCCGCATCCTGATAGTCGACCGCATCAAGCTCGATCTCGATTAGCACCGGAAGCATGTTGGCAACACCCCGAACGCAAAGCTCAACCCATTCGACGCCCGCCGCCGACGCAAAAGCCGCATCGGGAAAATCTACCTCGTAACGCCCTGCGAGCGATCCACTTGCGACAATGCCACCTGAGAAATAAGTACCAAGCGTTTTCCCTGATTGCGGTGTAACGCTGGTCCATGCCGATTGGTTCTGCCGCCTATACTCCATCACCAGCCCGCTTGATGCCGACGTAACGCCACTTAGTCCGCCGCCTGTTGTGCTGCTAGTGTCAACGATGAACACCGGAAGCGATCGACTGGTTTTTGCCCTGGTTGTCTTTTGCTTGCTCATCCCGAATACCCTCCGTCCATAGCTCTAGCCAGAATCAAGCCGCCGCCGCTGGTTGTTTTGTGGTCAAGCTCAAGCAACTCAAGGACGATGGTAAAGTACGTCGCGGAGTTGGCTGCTGTCACGTTCGTTGACGGCCATACGGTCGTTCGAGTTGCGTTTGTGTCGTAGGTCGCAACCTCGAAATTAGTTCCGACCGAATTGTTGACGCTCGACATTCCAGAGGGAGCCAGCGAGGAAAGGTTGTTCAAAACGCTGTTATTCATGCCGTATCCCACCAACCAAAGGTCGAAGGCATTTTCCTTGAGCGTACCGGCGACTTGCGCTGTATAGGTAATAGTTGTCGAGGTACCTGAACCAACGGACAAAAAAGAAGGCACAACGATTGAGCTTGAACCGCCGCGGTAAACCAAGGCAGTCACGTTGTCTGCATTCGTCCATCCAGTTGTACCGACTGTTTCGGATGCCGAGTCCGCGAGGTAATAACCGATCCGCTGCGAACCGGAACTACTCGAGCGATTGTACAGCCCTAGCACGTTTGTGGGCAGTGCAGGAATGACGCCCGAGCCCTGGTTGTACGCCAAATACAAAATCAGATCGCCCTTGGCGTGAGTGCCAAGGGTAACGCCTGTTCCGTTATTGGTAGCCGAGCTAACTCTAGAAATTGCCATTAAATCACTAGATCCGGATCGCCATGATTCCAAGCGTCGATCGCCGCCTGAGTCGAGTTGTAACGGTCGACGTTTTGCTGAGTCCAACCAGCCCGTTTTGCTGTCGCGCCGTTTACTACGTCGCGGATAACTCGGACTGAATGAGCCGACTGAGTACCAGCCGAAACGTGATCGACCCAGCGCACAACCTGATCCGCTAAGGCTGTCATTTCCGAAACGTGCGTAGCCGTCGCGAAACCACAGGAGACCATTGCACTGAACATGCCTTGAGTCTCGGCTAGGTCAAGGTCGATCATTTTTCCGCGAGGGGATGTAATGTAGGCCAAGATATCAATCGCGATGTCTTGGCAAGCGTGCTGATTGTTGCCCTCTGCCTTTTTTAGCAACGCTCGAATACCATGCCGCCGAGCGTATTCCTCGACCTGCCAAAGGTCGACCAAGACGCGAATCGTCACCGTCTTGGCGTTGATCGCATCCGCTGCCGCTTGGTCGCTTAGGCTTGCGTATTCGGCTTTTGAAAGCTCGTCGATTAGTGCTTGGCTCATTGTTCGCCCCCTCTAGCTAACTTGACCATTTCAGCCTGTAGTGATTCAATCTTTTCGCCGAGTCTCTGCCTGTCCGATCGGCATTCCTCGTAGTCTTTGCGACTCAGCAAGTACTGGTACACGTTCGCCGAGGTCAAAGCCCCGGCAATTGCTGTTCCGATGGCGATGATCGAAGTGTCGTTGCTTGTCAATTGAGCCAAGAAAAACCAACTCATCTCAACGCCTCCGCTGCTTGCTCTAGGGTTGTGTAGCCTGTCAAGGTCGCTTTTTTATCACCTGATTTTAGCTCGAATGTCGGCGTTCGCCCGTAGCTGTGAGGCTCATCAAAAATAGCAACCTCCCATTTAGCATCCATGAAACGCTGCATTTCGCACCGCTTCCATCGGTCGCAAGGCTCGCACTTTTGATCTTTGGGGGCCAGGAAAACCAAGATTTCGCGCTTCACTGCCTCGTGTGGCTTGTCCGAGGGGCTTGGCATAGGGTCCGGTTCCTTTGGGGGAGCGACAAACTCAACCTTTGCAACTTCTTCGATCAACGGCGTCGAGTCCAGCAAGTCGCATTGAGTAGGATCCTTAGCCGGTTCGCTGCATAGCCAAAACAATCCAAGCAACAAAACGACCATAATTACCGGCCCTCCTTTTTCGTTCATCCTAGTGGCCTGTCCTTCATCCAAGAAACCGCCCTCGGTCCTGGCGTCGACAAATCCGATACGCCGACGATGGAGGTGTATTCGTGTCGGCAAAGTTGATCGATAACCGAAGGGGCGATTTCGGTCCAAGAGTCGTTGTGCGAGTTAAGCCGCCAAAGGTAATTACGGCCCTTGGAGTCTTTGCGTTTCGAGTAGCCTGCGAAGCAATAAGCATGGCCGCCGCCATTCGCCATCGAAATCGATTCCAGCACACCGTTCCGGGCATATAGCGACTGGTTCCAAATCGAGCCAACAAAACAAACCCCGACGCCTGCCGCCATGTAGTTTTTGATCGCGTCGTACGATTCGAGCCAAGTGCTGGAACGCACCTTGAATGGGCTAGCAAGCCGCCGCATTTCATCGGTTATGAGCGTGCGAGCGTTGCGGGGGTATGGCGTCGAGTAAGGCAGATGTTTCAATGGAAGGTAGCCTATTTCCTTGCTGATCTTCAAACCGCTGTTGATGGTCGATCCTCGATCCGAGCCTAGCAAGCCATCGCGTCCCTGAGCCTCAAGGTAACTAAACGTGGGGGAAAATTGCCGCTCGTTGCTCATTTCTCCGTGACTTAAAGCCCAAAGGCCCTCGCCGCAATTCGTGTTACCGAACCCGCCACAAGAGCCCATATTGCCTTGCATATCATGCCTAATTAGCTTCCGGAAGTCGATTTCCTCCGGAGCCTCGTAATCGCCAACGCGAAACCCTAGCTCGGTCGATGTGGCTCGAATCTCGTCGCGGTTTTCGATTGTGGGGTCGTAGCCAGAGAAAAAATCATCCATGAATAATTCCCTCCAAGCCCTCAAGCACTGAATAGACCCCGCTCATTACCGCCTCTAGCAACGCATGCGCAAACGCAACCGGCAGGAATGCGAGCCAAACCGCAACAAAAACCGTTTTAGCCGCATACCGCCTTGCCCGCTTCATTCCAGATCCTCCAGCCCTCTTGGATCTCCTGGGCCTAGCGTGCCATCGGGCAGTATATCGTATTTAATATGATCCATTTTGACGTTGCCCATCGGCTTGGATCGCTTGAGCCGCGACACCTTGAGGCCTAAGAAATAGCCCGCAAAGAAACACCCCGCCAGAAACGCCCCCACGCCAAAGGGCCCTGCCCATAAGACCAATTGAACAATTTTCCAAGTGATTAATCCGATTTCAGTCATTTACTTTCGCCTCCCGATTTCATCCATGCCGATAATCTTTTCGAGTCGCAACAGTCGCTCGTTGGTCTTTTCAGTGTAGTAGCAAACGTAGCCAAACGTGAAAACTGTAATTGCCGCAAGAAAAAGCAGGATCGGCGTAAGGTGTTCTAGCTTTTCTTTTACGTCGAAGCTTTTGTCGGATAGTTCGCCTATGTAACTTTGCAATCGCTCGATGTCTTTTTCGTCGCTCATTTACCACGCCCCCGCAATTTCTCGATTGATTTTCGCTATCTCAGATTCCTTGCCCGCAAACGTCACCGGCAATTTTAGCTCGTCGATCGCCGTGTAGACCTTGTTCATTGCTTCGATTCGCTTAGCACCGGCGTTTTCCTCGATAAACTTGGTCCATTGCTCTTGGTTAGAGATTTCGCCGCTCTCGATCTTCGCTGCCGCATCCAGGAAAGCCTGTTTGTACGCCGCCCTGATCGATGGGATTGTCGACCGGACTACGGCAGTTACCCCCGCCGGCTTAGATGGATCACCTCCCTCCTTTGGTTGTTGGTTCATCACGTAGAGGACTAAGCCCCCAATGATAAGCCAAGGAATCCAGTTGTCTTTTTTCGCTGCCATCCGTCTCTCCGTTTCGCCCCCCTGCCAACTCGCCGAGCCCTATA